TATGAGGAGTAAATATAAATGACATTACTAGAATTGAAAGATTATTTTAAATCTAATTTCAATTGGAAAGATTCAATTTCAATTGGAAAGATAGATAATAATCAGGAAAAAGCAATTTGCTTTTATAATTCTAATAGAACACAAGCTTATGCACCGATGATAGGTGGTCATAAGAGCACTAAAATAATTCCTATAACAATTTTATTGAGATATACTAAAAACAAAAATACAGCTGAATTAATGGCTAAATCAATTTATGAGTTCTTTGAAAAAAGAACTTTTTTAATTGATAACAAGAGAGTATTCACTATGATGGTTTATGATGATCCTATTGATTTAGGAACTGATGATAAAAATGTCTATGAATATTCTTTTGAAATTGATTTTTATAAAGAAAGGTAAGGTAAACTGATGAAATTAGATATTCAAAAATTTGCTGCTACAGTAACTGTAGGGCAATTTGCTGTAAGTGAATGTGAAGTAGCTGTTAAAACTTCTGGTGACAATGAAACAGAAGTATATTCACCAATAGCAGATATAGAAGAATTAAGTTTAACTGTTGATAACAACATTGAAACTTGGTATTCAATAAATGATAATGGATGGCAAAATGCTTTATTAACAGCTAAAGCATTAAGTGGATCATTTAGCGGTAAAAGAACTCTAGGTGATACAGGAAATGACTTTATTGATGGTTTGAGATATGCAATTGGTAAAGCAGCAGAAGCTGATTTTAAAATTACATTCCCAAATGGTTCAACATTAAAATTCACTGCAGTTGTAGGATTAAGCGATATTTTAGGATCTGCAACTGATGTTGCTCCTCTAAGTGGAGATTTAACTGGAAAAGGTAAACCAGTATTTACACCTGCAGCATAACAATTGTGAGGAGTGCTATTAACAATAGTGCTCCTCATTTTTTAATTATAAAAAAATAAGAAAGAAGGTATTAGAAAATGGCTAGAAGAATTATTCAAACTGGAATAACAAAAGAAATATTAAGTGGTGATAATCAACCACAAATTCAAATAGGAGACAAATTATATGTTGTTGATGATAGACAAAAAACATTTAATTTACTTCAAAAGATAAATGAAGATGAAAAACTTACTGAATATGAGCAAGCTCAAAAAACATTTGAACTTACATTAGGAAAGGAAGCAGCAAAGGAAATAGATGAGATGAATATTCCTGTACAAAATTATATTTATTTAACTTATTGTGTAATGGCTGCTATTACAGGCGAAGAACCTGATGAATTAATGAAAAGAGCTAGACAAGGAAAAAACTAATTGTCCCAGAATCCTATTATGATATGGAATATGACTGGGATTTAATTGTTTCAAGTTTTGCACAACAGTATGGTATCAGATTACATCAAGAAATGGATTCAATTTCACATCAAGAATTTATTCAATTGTTGGTGGGATTAAATGGAGAAACATCATTAGGATATGTAGTTCAAATTCGTTCTGAAAAAAATCCTAAAAAATTAAAAGAAATGACTAAAAAAGAAAAAGATATCAGAACTGAATGGCAAATGTTTAGAGCAAAGAAAAATAAAAAACAACAAAGAATAGAGCTAAAAAAAGAAGATATAAATAAAGTATTTGGTTCTATTTTTGGAAAGTGAGGTGATATTAATGGCAAATAATAGTGTCGGTTCAGTATCAATGGATTTAGTAGTTGGTAATGGAAGAAACTTTGATAGTGAGATTAAGTCTCATGCAAAAGGTGCAGAAACTGCTTTTTCAAGTTCTATGAAAAAAATTGCTGGTATTGTTGGTGGGGCATTTGCAATAGGTAAAATAATTTCTTTTGGTAAAGAAGCTGTATCAACTGCAACTCAAATTCAAAGTGCATTTACTGGTTTAAAGTCAATTGCTGATGGTGCCGGTAAATCATTTGGAAGTGCTCAAAATTTTATTAGTGAATATACCAAAGATGGTCTTGTATCTGTTACTGAAGCGGCAACAGCATATAAAAATTTACTATCTAGAGGTTATGACACAAAGCAAATTCAAAACACAATGACCGCTTTAAAGGATAGTGCAGCATTTGGTAGACAGGCAAATTATGATCTTGGTGAAGCAGTTGTATCTGCTACTGAAGGTTTAAAAAATGAAAATTCAATTCTTGTTGATAATGCTGGTGTTACAAAAAATGTTGCTAAGATGTGGGAAGAATGGGCAAGAGCTCATAATACTACAACTTCGGCAATGACACAAGCTCAAAAGATTCAAGCTGAATATAATGGCATTTTAAAAGAAACAAGATTTCAAACTGGAGATGCTGCAACATATACTAAAACATTTGGTGGTCAAATTCAGCAATTAAAAATGAATTTTACTAATTTAAAGGTTGCTATCGGTTCAGTGATAACACCAATAGCACAGTTATTTATACCTGTTTTAAATTCAGCATTATCTGCTGTAACAAGTTTTATTAATGGAATAGGACAGTTATTAAAAGCTTTAGGATTATCATTTCCAACTGTAGTAAGTAAATCTGCTGGTGGAATAGGTGCAATTGGTCAAAGTGCTGAGAATACATCTAAAGATATTTCTGGAACAGGTAAAGAAGCAAAAAAAGCAGCAAAAGAAATAAATAAAGCTTTTGCTGGTGTTGATGAAATACAAGTGTTAAATACAAAGCAAGATTCTTCTAGTGGTGGATCATCCGGAGGTGCTTCAGGTGGTGGAACAACTGGTGGCAATGAAATTGAAGTTGTTACTAATGCAGCTGATGAAGCAAATAATATTTTTTCTGGTTTAATGGAAAAAGTTACTAAGATAAAAGATTTATTTGTAACTGGTTTTGACATTGGATTCTCAAATGTTAATTTTGATGGTATATTAAATGGTCTTTCAAATATAAAAACAAATCTTGTTGAAATATTTACATCAGATGAAGTAACCAGTGCTGCTAGTAAATGGGGTAAAACTGTTATATTTAATTTAGGAAAAATTACAGGTTCAATTGGAAAAATTGGAACAAATATAATAACAAGCTTTGTTGGAAGTATAGATAAAGCTATATCACAAAATAAATCAAGAATAAGTGATTTTTTTGCTAATATGTTTAAGATTAATACAGAATCATGGAATTTAGCAGGAAAGTTTGCTGAAGCTTTAGGAAGTATATCGGAAGTATTTACAAGTGATACTGCAACTCAAATTGGAGCTGATATTATTTCAATGTTTGCTAATCCACTTATGAGTGTTACTGAAACTTTATCAAATTTTGTTCTCGATTTGCAAAGTATATTTGTGACACCGATAGTTGATAATGTTGATTTAATAAAAACCACATTAGAAAATATTGGAACAGCAGCACAGATAGTTACAGGAACTCTATCAGAAGCATTTACTCATATGGGAGATAGTATTACACAAGTATATAGTGAACATTTTAAACCATTTTTTGATAGTTTAAAAAATGGTTTGAGTGATACATTTAATAAATTTCTTAAAGTATATAATGAATATATTCAACCGTTTGTTAAAAATACTGCAGAAAGATTTAAAGAATTATGGGATAACCATTTAAAACCACTTTGGGATAATTTATCAGGTTTATTTGGTTCTATAATGGATTTAATTAAAGTTTTATGGGAACAAAGAGTAAAACCATTTATTGACTGGGTAGTTCAAAATGTACTACCAAAGCTTATTCCGATATTCGAAAAAATAGGCAAAAAAGTAAGCAATATTTTTGGAGTTATAACAGATGTTATTAGTGGAATTATAAAGACATTAAAAGGTGTAATTAACTTTATAACAGGAGCATTTAGTGGTGACTGGAACAAAGCCTGGTCTGGAATAAAAGACATATTTGGTGGCATTTGGGATTCATTAAAAGCTTTGGTAAGAACACCAATAAACTGGATTATTGACAAATTAAATAGTTTTTTTGATAGTTTAAATAAAATTGAAATTCCAGATTGGGTACCAGTAGTAGGTGGAAAAGGTTTTCATATAAAACATATTAATAGACTTGCAAATGGTGGTTATGTTGAAAAAAATAATCCACAATTAGCAATAATTGGTGATAATACTAAAGAAGGTGAAGTAGTTTCACCAGAAAGCAAAATTTATGAACAAGCTAAAAAGGCAATTCAAGATTCTGGTGGAGGAAAACAAGAAATCGAAATCCACTTATATCACCATTATGAAGATGGAAGAATTATGATTCAAAAGATTAATCAAGAACAAATTGATGCAGGAGAAATCCTGCTTTTAACATAGGAAAGGAGATATTATGAATAATTTAGAAAGAAATCAAATAACAGTTGATGGAGTTACTTTTGAAGTTGATGGTATCTCCTATGAATATGCTCAATTAGATGGAGATAATGCTGGTAGAAGTGATAATGGTGGTATGACTAGAGATGTAATTGGTCTAACCAATAAAGTATACTGTTCTTTTAATGATAAAAGTAAATGGTATGGTCAAAATTTGTCTAATTTATTAAAACTTATCAAGAAAAAACAATGTAGTCTTAATTATTTTGATTCAAAGGAATATCAAAGATTAACAAAAAAAATGTATTTGGTTATGGACAAAGTTGAAACAACATTAATTGATGGTGAAACATATTTAAAAAATAATGTTGAAATAAGATTTATTCAAATGGATGTGGATAATATATGATAAGTGTAAGTAGTGATTATAAAAATTATATTAGTGATAATACAGCTGTATCAGCACAAAATAAAATAATAGTTGATGGTGTGGAATATTTAGGAGATGTATTAAAAACTTATCCTAAAATTTCCCACTCATCTTCTAAAATATGTGGTTCATTTCCTATTAAAACAGTTAGTTTTGAAATATATGATCTGCAAAATAACTTAGATTTTGAAGGAAAAGAGATAGAAATATATAAAGGATTAATGTTAAATGGTAATCCTTATTATGTTAAACAAGGTATTTTTATACCTCAAAAAAAAGATATTACAACAAATATTTCTAATAGAAGTATTAAATTTAGTAATGTTCAAGATAAAACTCAATTTCTTGAAGAAAAATATGAAAGTGAATTAGATTGGTCAAATAATGCAACTCATACAGGATTAGAAATAGTTCAAGAAATATGTACAAAAAAAAGTCTTACTTTAAAAAGCAATTCTTTTGCATGGTCAAGTTATTCATTTAAACAACCTAATTTCCCATCTAATATAACTTATAGACAAGTTTTAGCAAGGCTTGGAGAAATAGGTGGAGAAACAGTTATATTTGATTATAGTGGCAAATTAGAGTTTAAATCACAATTTAATACAGGTGATTCACTCGGTAGAAATAGATTTGAAAAAATTTCTGAAGAAAAAACTATAACATATAATTCAGTTGTTTTGGGAAAAGAAGGAATAAATGATGATATTGTATATCCTAGTTCTATATCAGAAACAAGAGTTTCTTTAAGAATAGAAGATAATCCATTTGTAGATCTATATAGAAAAGAAATGATTGCTAAAGTGGCATCACATATAATTGGATTAAGTTATACACCATTTGAAGCAAAAAATGTTATGGATGGTTTTATTTATGAATTAAATGATGTGATAAATATAACTGATAGAAATAATAATATATTAAGAGCAGTAATATTAGATTTAAATAATACATCTAGAATTAAATCGGATTTAAAATTGAATCTTAATTTAAAAGATACAACAAAATATAAGTTGGCTGGTAGCAATAAAGATGAATTAAATGAAGTTAAATTAAATGTGGATCATATTAAAAATGAAATTGTTGGATTAGTAAAAAAAGTTGACAATGTAAATCAAACTATTGTAGAAACTACAAATGTATTAGTTGAAGACGCATTGGAAGGTTTAACTAATACTTTTACTGTAAATGGTGGAACAAATATTTTTATGAATACAGATTTAGCTGAAACGGATGACAATGGATATGCTTATTGGACTGGAAATGCTAATAAAGTTACATACTTAGATGCAACAAATAGGATAGCTATTTTATTACAAAATGGTAGTTTTAAACAAACAATATCAGTTCCAAATGGTCAATATATTATAGGTTTTCTTTATGACAGAATTATTCCTTTATCTGAAGCTAGTTTCAAATTAAATGGAACTAGTTTTTCTTTGGATGAAAGCGGTTCAATTGAAAAAATTCTTCAGGTTACAACAAATAGTATAGAAATTGAATTTATTTGTGATACAAATGATGGATTTAGGATTTATGAATTGAGAGGTAATAAAGGAGATATTCTTCTTCCATATTCTCAAAATAGTAATGAATCTAGATCTGATACTGTCACTATAGGAAAAGGTATAAGCATTAAATCAGATTCGGCAAATGTAATTAGAAAAATAGATGCAGATGGTGATAGAAGTTATAATGCAACAACTGGCGAACTTGTAAGAGAAGATACTGATGAAGGTTCTACTTTAAAAACTATAACCATAAATGAAAGTGCTAAAATTGTTGGTTTAACATTTACAAGAATTGATGAAAACAGAACATGGATAAGTGGGGTGTAAAAATGAAATTAGATATTCAAAAATTTGCTGTTAAAACTAAAAAAACTACATTTTCAGAATCAAATTTTGATGTCGAAGGAAATACTTCAACATTAAAAATCACTATAGAATTTAGTGCTACTTCTTCTGAAACCTGGTTTTCCAGCAAACCGTTGTCCTGCACTTGCAATGGTAAAACACAAACTGCAAATGTATCCTTATCTAAAGGTGGAACTGTTAAAAAAACATTTACATTTAATAATATAAAGCATAATAATGATGGAAGTAAAACTGTATCTTGGGAATGGGAAATAACTACAGGTACATCAGGGTTGGGAACATTAACAGCAAGCGGAACAAAGAAATTAACAACAATTTCAAGAGCTTCAACAATAACAGGAATAACATCAGGAGATTATGAAGAAGATATAGCTAATGGTTTTGATATTACTATAGAAGTTTATTTAGAAGAAGATGTGTATCATACACTCAATGCAAGAGTTATAATTGGCGAAAATGATTATATATTTGCTTCAAAGACTGATGAAGATTTAAATTTAGACTCAGGACCAAATGACTGTACTATTGAATTTACTGAGTCAGAATTGAATTATCTTTATTCTTTATTTCCTAGTGATTCTTCAATAACTGTATATTTAGATTTATATACATTTTCTGATTCAGAAAAAACAAAACAAGTCGGTGAAAAATATACAGAAGAATTTACTAATACGGCATTAGTTTGTGAACCTCCTACTTTTAATTATTTTACTTATTCAGATGTAAATTCAAATACTTTGGCTTTAACAAATGATTCATCTAAAATAATAAAGGGATATTCTGTTTTACAAGTAACTATTCCTGAAAACAAAAAAGCAATTGCAAATGATAGTGCAGTAATGGAATACTATAATATAGCTGGAATAAATTATCCTTATGCTGATGATTTTGTTCAACAAATAAGCAATTATACAAATACAATTATTTCTGTATTTGCAATTGATAGTAGAGGAAATTCGACTAATGTTATAAAACCAATAGAATTAATAAACTATGAAAAAATTGCAAAAATAAGTAATAGTGCTAAAAGAGCAAATAATACTGGCTCTCAAGTAACATTTAACTTAGAAGGGCAATTCTGGAACAACAATTTTGGTTCAGTAAACAATGATTTAACTGCAACTTATAGATATCAAAAGACCGATACATCTACACCGGAATCCTGGATAGTTGGTTCAACTGCAATAGCTTTAACTAAAAATGGAAATAAATTCTCATTTGAAGGTATTTTAAGAGGAGATGCTGAGGATAATGGATTTGAATTAGAAGATTCATATAATGTTGTAATTACGGTGTCTGACAAATTATCTTCTGTTGATTTTACTTATTTAGTTAATGCATCAAGTCCAGCGGCAACAATATATAAGAATAATATTTCATTAGGTGGAGATTATGACACATCAAGAGGCGGAAGAGTCCAAATCTTAGGCAAATTTGTTATTGATCTTGAATATGTTGGGGAATATAATGATGGGAGTTGATAAAAAAATATGAAAAAAGTATTGATTACAATCTGCGAAGATTGTATGCTTATACATACATACATACATACATACATACATACATACATACATACATACATACATACATACATACAGGAAGGAGGGCAAATCTAACAGCCCTTCTTCTTTTTGGAAGAGAGGTGAAAATAGTTTAACTATTTTACCTCTCGAAAGAGGGTTGTTGTATGACAGCTAAAATTTTTAATCTAAAAAATGATAAATTATTTATTGATTCAATAGTTTATCCAGAAGGTAACAAATATAAATCTGCATCAAATTTAATTCCTAAAGTTTTATTTGAAAGTCAATCAGGCGAAATTGGAGATATTGTGTTAAATGATAGTGCTGCGAATTATAAATATTTAGAATTTTTCTATACATGGGAAACATCGAATAGTGGATGGGGTTCTACTAAAGTTGAAAATGCTAATGGTAAAATTGTTTGTTTAGATTTAACATATGACAATGGTACTTATTACTATTTGGCAACTTCAAGATATACAATAAATGAAAAGAATTTAACACTAAACAGTTCAGTAAGATGGAGATTGAACACAAATGGTTCTCAAACAAGAACTGATACTAAAACAAGTGGAGGTAGTGTTAGGGTTTACAAAATAATAGGTTATAATTAAACTGTCATAATGACAAAAAAATGAGTAAAATATATAAATTTAAACAAGATAAAATAGATTCTAGTTCAATTGTTCACGGCTCTAATAATGTTTTCGACAATTTATCGAACATTATAAAAAAATATACAGTTTTATCAGAGTTTGAGCAAACAACAACAGCGATTGCAAGTGGAAATACAAAAGATTTAGAATACAATGTGGCAAAATCAGGATATACACCTTTTGGAATTGTTGGATTAAGATGTATAGGAACAAGAAGTTCTTTTGTTAATATATATCAATGGTATATATCTGGAACAACAGCACATGTAACTTTTAGAAATACTCACACAAGTAATCCACTAGTTAATAATGATACTAAAATCTTAATTTTTGTTTTATATATTAAAAATAGTTAAACTCTTTATATGAGTAAAATTTATAATTTAAAAGAAGATAAAATTTCTTCTGATTCTATTATATGCAAATATAATAATAAATATTATACTTTATCTGAATTATTGAATGTTGAAACAGGAGATTTAGCAATAACAAAAATAAGTGGCAACTCAACTGCTACAGGATACTATGTAAAATATGGAAATATTGTTATGGTTAATATAACAATTTTAACAACAGGAACAACTGATAGTGGGGAAGATTTATTTGTTGGAACAATTTCAAATTTTACACCTAAAATAAATACTATTCTTGTAGGATATGTTGGTGTTAGACCTCTTATTGCTAATTTAACAACTGAAAAAAAGATAACAGTTAGAAATGCAAGTGCTTCTTCTTTAGGGAAAAACTCTAGTCCAAGTATAAGAGGAACATTTTTAATTAATTAAAGAAAGGAGAATAAGATGGAAGAATTTAAACAACTTGCTGGATTAATATTCCAGTATGGTGGAACAGTCATTATGGCTGTTCTTTTTGTTATATATCTCTTTCTTGATAGAAAAGATAGAAAAGAAAAAGAAAAAACTGAGAAAGAGGATAAAAAGGCCGAAAGAGAATCAACAGCGGCAGTTCTAAAAGAATTATCAGCAAGCAATAGGAATATTGCAGAAAGTCTCAATTTATTAAAAACCAGTATGGATAATACAAATAATGAGTTTAAACAGCATGATGAAAGATCAATTAAAAATTTTCAAAAAATACATGAAGATTTAATTATTTTAAAAGAAAGAAAATAGGAGGAAATTATGAAAGAAAAATTTATTAAATGGTTAAAAGCAGCAGGTATTAGAGCAATTAAAACAGTTGCACAAACTGCAGTAGGTGTAATAGGTTCAAGTGTAGTATTAAGTGAAGTTGATTGGTTAACTGTAATAAGTGCTAGTTTATTAGCAGGTATTGTAAGCTTACTAATGAATATATCAGGATTACCTGAATTAGTACCAGATGAAGAAGAAAATGAATTTGAAATAGAAGAAGGTGATTAATATGTTATTATCTGTCAAAAAAAGAAAAACATATCTTAAATTTTTGGGATATTATAAAGGAACAATTGATAGTAAGAAGAATAAAGAATTAACAAAGGCATATTTGCATTTACAAAAAGACTATTTCTTTAATAAAGAAGATATGGATAGTATATACGGTCCAGATACTGATATACTTTTAGAATCAGTTTATAATGTAAAAAAATATTCTAAAAATTTCGATATTAAAAAGGATAAAATGTATTGCAGATGCAAAGGCAAATACTGTACAGGTTATCCAGCTGTAATAGATGCAAATCTTGTAAAAAACTTACAAGCAATAAGAGATAAGTTTGGTTCCACTAAAATAACAAGTCTATTAAGATGTAAAAAATGGAATAGTTTACAACCAGGTGCTTCAAAAACTTCAAAACACATAAGTGGAAAAGCTGTAGATTTTCAAACTAAAGTTTCTTCTTCTCTAAGTGGAAGAAAAGATATGATCAATTATTGGTTTAAACTTACTAAACCTAATTATGGTTATTGCAATGGCTATTATAAAAGTAGATGGAGTAAAGGAACTAAGATAAGCAAGGGTATGGGTGCTTCTACACATTGTGATGTAAGATAATATATGATAAAATAAAAAAGAACTAGCGGTGAGGTAAATGCTGCTAGTCTTTTTTTATTGCAAAAAAATATCTTTTGTGTTATAATATAGAGCCATAAAAAGAGGGGAATATATGACAAAAGAAAGAAAGATTCAAGCAATAAAGAATAGAATTGAATATTGTGAGAAAAATAATAAACATAAGAAGTTGTTAAAGGAACTAAATAATAAATATAAAGAGTTACTGACACTAAAGTAGTACTCTTTTTTAAATTTAAAGAATAAAATAAATTGTAAAAACTTGTTGCAAAATAAAATGACATAGTATAGAATATATTACTAATCTGTGGTATAATATAACTAAGAATAGGGAGGTGTTTTATATGAAGGCTCTAACTATTGCAAAACACATAATTTGTAAAATGCTTGAAAGTAATATTGAAATAACTCAATTAAAACTACAAAAATTATTATATTTTACTGAAGCATATTATATGGCTGTATATGATAGAAATGAATTGTTTCATGAAAATTTTTATGCTTGGACATATGGACCTGTATGCAAAGAGGTTTATAATGAATATAAGGTATACATGAATTTACCTATTCCTGAAATAGATTGCAGTAATTTAAATGATATAGAGATAAATGCCAAAAATAGTATTGATGCAGTTTGCAACATATTTGGCAAATTATCTACAACTCAATTAATAAAATTGACACATATGAAAGATTCTCCATGGTTTAAAACTTATACAAGTAGTGATATTCCAATTTCAAAAATCGCAACTAAAAATTGGTTTAAGGAAGTATTTTTAAACAATGCCAAAAATTAACCCAAGAGTAAAACAAAGTACCATAGATACATTATTAAAACAAAAGGATCAATCATATGAATATTCTGACATTATTAAAGATAGAATACAAACATATATTGATTATACTAAAAATTATTTAAGACAATTATCTGTTATTTCTGCTATAGAAGATAATGATATAAAAGAGAAAAGATTTGAAAAATTTGAAAAAAGTGTTGCCGACGATTTAGAATTAATAGAATATTTATCAAACCCTGATACAGATTTATATAAAGATATTAAAATAATTGAGTCATTAAGGCACAATTATTATAAAATTCAAAATGCTTGTGTTAAAATAAAAAATGATATTGTTTTAAAAAAATTAGAAATATATGAAAATAAAACTATAGATTCCGAAAGAAAACTTTCTAAATTAGAAACTAGGATTGAAGGAATGGGTGGTACTGTTATTTCAATTATTTTATCAATTTCAGTTATAACTTCTATTATTGTAGCTATTGAAAAAATAGAATTAAAATTTGTTCCTTTTTTAGTTTTCAGTATAGTATGGTTTGGAATGACTTATTTATTATTTGTTCACTGTTTATTTAAAAAAGATGATAAAACAAATAGAACTGCACTTATTTTATATATGTTAATTACTTTTATTTGGATTGTAAGTATGTTTTTTTCCTTTAGACCTCAAATAATTGAATTAATTGAATGGATATTATAAAAAACACTCAAAATTAATTGAGTGCTTTTTTATTTCCATTTATCATAAATTAGATCCTCTTCATTCCAATTTTCATATTTACTTTTTAAGTATTCTCTAATAATGCTACCAATTAATTCTCTTTCTTCTTTAGTGCCAAAATCATATTTTCTATGACATTTATTTTCTGTTAACTCAGTACATAATGTAACCACATTTTGTTCTATACCTAAGCCACCTTTAGTTCTACTAATATAATGTGCATTAGGCATAACATTATAGTTGTTTCCACATACAACACAACAACCTTTATCTCTTTCCCATACTTTCTTTTTTACTGACATTGGAATATCAGTAGCTTTACTTCTTTTTGTTTTCATTTTACCTTCCTTTCACACTTAATCTGCACTAAATTTGTGTGAAAAATAGTTCAAATGAATACTAATAGTAAATAAAGAAACCTAATAAATAAAGGACTTTATAGAATAACAAAGGTTATTCAATTGGCTCCCACATTCTCCACCAATATGTAATTTAGTCCTATTTTTAGGACTTTTTTATTTTTCACACTAAATTCGCACTAAATTTATTTTATAATTTATCTAATAAATCTACTATTTCTTCTTGTACAGTAGGAAATAAATGCAAGTAGGTTCTTTGCATCACATCTATTGAATGTCCCATCCTATCTGACATCATTAAGAAGAATTTAGTAGTATCAGTTTGTCCTGATTTAATATATTCATTTATAAGCAATGATACATGACTATGTCTAAATTCATGCATTGTTATTTCTTTTACTCCAGACAACTCGAAATAATGATGTTTGTATCTATCCACTGTAGTAGTAGGTAAGTATGTTGATGATCCAAAAACAAACCATGAATTTGAATAATCTTTATATTCTTGCATTTTTTCTTTATAATTGTAAAGATTATCTTTTAATGTTTTGCTCATTTTTATCTTTCTATTCTTATTAGTCTTAGTAGAAGTAACAATTGCATGTCCTTTTACTTTAACACATAGTGTTTTATTTATTTTTATTTCATTTTTAATAAAATCAATATCATTCCAGGTAAGAGCTAATATTTCACCTTTTCTTGCACCTGTATAAAAAGCAGTTATAAAAAATGTTTTCCAAAGAGGATCATCAATAACTGAAATGAATTTATTAAAATCTTCTAATGTAATATATCTTAGTTTTGTTTCATCATCTGTAATAATATCATTTTTTTGCTTAAATCTACCAAATGATTTTACAGGATTATATTGAAGAGAGTAATATTTCATACCATAATCAAATATGCTCTTCAAAATATTTAATACTTTATTCATATAGTTAACTTTGAGACCTAAATTTTCAAAAATTTGAGCCCAATTACTAATATCTGATATATTTATTCTATTAATATATTTTGATTTAAAATAGGGTTCTATATGCTTTATATAGTTTTGTTTGTAAGTGAATATTGTTGATGCCTTTTTGTGTTTTTCTAAATCTTTAAAATATTCACTAGCAACTAAATCAAATCTTTTATTAATTGGATTATCATTTAATAATACAAAATTAGAATAAGCATCTTCACATTCTTTTTTTGTTAAATATTTTTGTGATGTATGATTTACTCCATTCTTATATTTAGTAAAATAATAACATCTTCCATCTTTAGTTGGTTTTCCTTTATGTATTGACATAAAATCATTGCTCCTTTTCTGTAAATTTGTTATAATAGGAGCATAGAAAAAGATATTCTTGGTCGGATATATTTTTCTTAGGGGTTCTATGCTCCGTATCCGGTGTTACAGCACTGGATTTTTTATTTTGTAAGTAAATATATTTATTTACTCTTCTTTATCATATTTAATTCCTTCTAATTCAGGATAATATGTACAAATAGTATGTCTACAACCTTTATGAAATAGACCATCCTTTATAGCATCAGATAAAAGTGGATATTTCGAATTTGGTTTACATTTTGTAAAAACATCATCCAGTAATATCTTTTTTTCCCATTTTTTACATAGTTCACAAGAACCACCATGAGAAGTGACAATCACTAATGATTCACCATATTCTCTCCTTGTAGTTGAATCTCTTTCTAATGCTTTTAGTGTATTAGGTTCAATTAATTTTTTTACATCAGGATTATATATTAATGTGTTATTAGTAGTACCTAATGATGTTAAGTAATCAAATGTTTTAGTTAATAAATTAATAATAAAAGTAATTATTTTTTTAATCATATTTATCATCCTTTTTATTTAATTTATTAATAATTGATGATAAATCCAATTCTTCTTTTGTTAAATCTTTTCCAATAATATCAGCTAATGGTATTCCAAGTTTTTCAGCAATAATGTTTGCAGTTTCTAATCCCATTCCATTTTTATTATTTTCCCATCTAGATATATTTGACACATTAATGTCTAATTTATTTGCAAAGGAATTTCGAGATAATTTTAGTTTTTCCCTTAAGTATTTAAGGTTATTATAAATATATAACATTTGCATCACCTATTTACATTTTATAATTATTTTTGCAAAATTGCAATAAAATAGTTGACTTTTGCAAAATTGCAAAATATAATTAAATTATAGTTGAGGAGGAAAATATGAATAAAGATATTGAAATTAAAAAATTCATAGGAAAAGAATTAATGCTTTTAAGAAAAGATTATGGATTATCAAATGAAGCATTAGCTGTAAAAATCAATATAGCACCTTCGACATTATCAAGGTATGAGAATGGAAAAGGTAAAATGCAATTAGAAATAATTGAGAAAATTGTTTCTGCTTGTGATTCTAATATATTTATTTTTTTTAATAATTGTTTTGCAAAATTGCAAAAATAATTGTTTATATTATTTTTTCCAACATTAAAAAATAATATACCTATTTTTAAAAAGAAAGGAGCAGTAAATATGAATACATTTATTCAAGGCTTATTAATTGTATGTATTACATTAATAATTTTAGCAATTATTGCTATTAATGCAAATGATAAGAATAATAAGAAAAAATAAAATATCCGACCAAGAAAGGAATAACTTTTATGAATGAAAAATTAAAAAATAAAGATTATTTGTCTGCAAATGATCTTATGGAGATAATACCAAATCTTACTTATGATAATGCTATCAAATATATAAATGAAGCCAGAAAAATAATGGAAGAAAAAAAATTATTTATTCCAATTACTAGACCTAAAGTAGCATTGACATCCATTATAAGAAAGATGTTTGGATTTTAGAAAGTGAGGTGATTAATGATGAAAAAAATATTGAATATCAAATGGGAAAACATAATATCAATTATGTTTGGTAGTTTCTTTATTTATGCTATTACTTATCATCAAGTAATAAATGGTTTTGATCTTATAAATTTATTCTATGAATTGATGATTTATGGATTAGTTACATTCATGACAAATTATGGAATTAAAAGTATAAGAAATGAATACAAATCAAAATAAAAAAGAAAAAGCATCTGTTAAATCTTTTTCTTATGGAAATTATATCACATAAGAAAGAAAAAATCAATTTTAAGGGGTTTTGAAATGTATAGGAGGAATAATGGCAGTTAAAAGTTTTGCATTCTATAGTGAATACTATGAATTAATCACATTGTTAAATGAAGAAGAACAAAAAGAATTATCTTTAGCAATTCTTAATTATATGTTTGATGATAAAAAACCAAATTTAAATGCTAATCAAATGAAAATTTTTAAAAACTTAAAAAGACCATTAGATAAAAGTAAATCAAAAGCAAAAGCAACATCAAATCGAAATCAAAATGAAATCAAAAAAGAATCAAATGAAAATCAAAATGATATCAAATTGAAATCAAATGAAAATCAAAACAAAAACACATCAGATGTTATTGTTAATGTTAATGTAAATGTTAATGTTAATAATATTATTAAATTTATAGAAGATAACTTTAATAGAACTATATCTAGTTATGAATATGAACAAATACAACTGTTAGTAAGCAAGTATTCAAATGAAATAGTATTATATGCATTTCAAAAAACTTTAGATGCAGGAAAGAAAAGTTTAAATTACACAAAAGGAATATTAAAAAACTGGGAACAAGATAATTTAAAAACACTTGAAGAAATAAAAATTCAGGAAAATAAAAAGGAAACAAAAGGATGGGAGGATGAATACTGGAATGAATAAAAAAATATTTAAAATGCTTTGTATAAATTTTAACAAAGATGCAAATAAAGAAACTTATTCTCTTTGGGAAGAAGAATTAAAAAAATATGATCCTATTTATGTTGATAAAGCTTTACATACAATTATAAAAAATGATAAGTATTTTCCTACATTAGCAAGAATCATAGATGTAATAAAAATTGAAATGTTATCTACTGAAACAGAAAATGAAATTATAGATGAAGAAACACAAAAAGAATTTGATGAATTTCAAGAATTTATTAAAGCATTTAGGGAGTCATAAATATGGCAAAAGAAGAATTGGATTGGCTACAATCAAATAAATGTAAATATTGTGGATGTGAACTAGCATTTAAAAGTGGTTCTGAAAGAATCATTTGTAGAAGATGTGGAAAAATCAATTATAAAAATAGAAAAGTTGAATTTAGTAACATTATGAGAAAAAGATTAATGAAAGGAAGAAAAAAATGTTAAATCAAGTAGTTATAGCTGGAAGATTAGTAAATGATCCAGCTTTAGAAGAAAAAGAAGAAGGAAAAAAAGTAGTAACAATTACAGTATCAGTGCCTAGAAGTTATAAAAATGTCGATGGGACATATGAAACTGATTTCATAAAATGTATTTTATGGAATTGTATAGCAGAGACTTGCCATGAATACTGCAAAAAAGGAGACATTGTTGGTGTTAAAGGAAGAATCCAAACAACAGTAAAAGAAACAGAATCTGGAGAAAAAGATTATTCTATGGATATAGTAGCTGAAAAAGTTTCTTTCCTAAGTTCTGGAAGAAAAGAACAGGAGGACTAATGAAAGAAGATAATACTAAAGTAAGAAATATTTATGAAAGAATCAATTTGATTACTTCAGAATTAGGAGTAATTGCTAAAAATTTACAGGTAGACATTACAAAGTCAAGAAGTTTTAAAGCTGTTGGTGAAAGACAAATTTTAGATGCTGTAAAACCTTTAGAAAACAAGTATAGAGTTACTTCTTATCCAATGACAAGACAAATAATAGACAAAGATGTAATTGAAAAAGAAAATGACTATGGTATAACAAAAAGTTTATTTATGAGAATAGAAACAATCTATAGATTTGTTAATATAGATAATCCGGAAGATTATATTGAAACTACGGTTTATGGTGATGGAATAGATACAAGTGATAAAGCACCTGGAAAAGCTATGACATATGCTGATAAATATGCATTAATGAAAATATATAAAATCAGTACTGGAGATGATGAAGGAAAAGAAAAAACTCCAAAAATAGTATCTAAAAAAAATACTGAAGAAGAATTAAAGAAAAGAACAGAACTTATTGCAAAATTTGAAAAATTAGTTTATGCAACAAATACTGATAGAGAATTAATTTATTCAACATATAAAGTAGAAAATAATACACAATTATCTATTAAACAATTAGAACAAGCAATTAGGAAAATGGAAAAAAAACCAATAATTAATGAAACTAAGGAAGAAGAGGTATTTTAATGAAAACAGAATTAAATGAAAATGAATTAACATTAGTTGTAAATAAACAAGAATTAGGTGTATTAGAAACAAATGCACTAGCAATAAAAGAAAAAATAGAAGAGTTATTACCAAACTATGATGCTAAAAACTATGATATTACAAATTTAGATCAAGCAGTAAAAGATAGGGCATTATTAAATAAAACAGGTAAGGCTTTAAATGACAAAAGAATTGCTTTAGAAAAAGAGTTTAATAAACCATTTGAAAATTTTAAAGCAATCATTAAAGAAACTACTGATTTAATAAAATCAGCAAGTTCAAAAATAGATGAAGTAGTAAAAGAAGTTGAAAATAAAGATAAAGAAGATAAGAAAAAAGCAATTTTAGTAATTTTTGAATCTGAAGTATCTGAATTAAAAGATGTTTTACCATTTGAAAGAATATTTGATGAAAGATGGTTAAATAAAACATTTGATATCAAAGATGTAGAAAAGGATTTAATAAGTAAATTAGAACAAATTAGGACTGATTTAATAACTATAAGTGAATTACATAGTAAATATGAAGTTGAGCTTAAAAATGATTATTTAACACATTTTGATTTAGGATTAGTAATTAGAAAAAATTCTGATTTAACTCAAAAAGAAGAATTATTAAAAAATCAAAAAGAAGAAACTGAAAAAATAGTTGAAGAAAAGAAAATAGAAAAAATGAATGAAATGGCAACTACTAAAGTAGAAGAAAAAATAATTGATCCAGTTATGACATATACATTAAAAATTACAGGAAAGAAAAGTCAATTAGTAGCATTAAGAACATTTTTATCTACAAATGAAATGACTTATGAGAAGGTTGAATAATGAATAGAGACAATGCAAGACAAATAACAAAAATCAATTTAATACATGAAATGAATAATTTAGTTAATAATTATATGCAAATATATGATGAATACTATGAAACTGGTTCAAGAGATAGTGCATTTATAAAAGATTTAACTGATTCAATAATTGGTATATCCGGAATTTTAGAAGTATATGCAAGAGATAAGCAAATTTTTTCAGGATATGCACTTGAAAAGTTAAATTGGTCTAAAAGCTATATTGAAGCTGCAATTAGATATTTTGAAAAAAGAGGGGATGTCAATGAATAGTAATAATTATGGTGAAATCATCAATGGAGATAATACTTATCAAGAAATTTCAAAAAGATTATTAGATGGTGATACTGTAGGAATAGGATGGTCTGATGAAGATTTTACACATTTTGATATCATTTTCAAATTAGGATTAGATTGCAAAGTTGGAGACTTCCAAAGAGGTATAAGAAGAGAATACTTATTTGTAGGAATTATTGATCATACATTTTATGGCTTTAGACCAGATTCAATAAAAGAAGGCAACTATATTCAAGAAAAGTTAAGAATGAATAATTCTTGTGGAGATAAAGTTGCAGAATTAATAAATGGAATTATCAAATGTCTAAATGAAAGTAGAGAAACTAATGACTAGAGAATTAGCAGATATCACAATTTATTTTGAAGGTATTGAAGATGTTAATTGGGATGTATTAGAAGAATTTATGCAAGACCACAAAATTAAATACAAAGTAATAAAGTTTGAAAATCAAAGAACTGAAAGCGATGATCCTGATTATGGTAAACCAGATATTTATGATGAATATATTGATAGAAAGCTATGTGAAGATAATGACAGGTAAAGCCCAAGAAATAATTCAATGGTTATTTAGACAAGATAGAGAAACAATATTTGAAATAAAAGAATTTAAGAAAAAAAGAACATTAAGTCAAAATGCTTATGCATGGGAACTAATAGGAAAGTTATCTGATAAAATGACTATTCCAAAAGAAGAAATGTATCTTCAAATGCTTAAATCATATGGTCAAAGATTAATAGTACCAATTCCAGAAGGAGATACTCCTAATGGATGGTTTAAGTATTATGAATACTACACAAAAGCAGTAATAAATGGCAAAAATGCTGATTATTACAAAGTTTATAAAGGAAGTAGTGAATTTACTACTTTAGAAATGAAATATTTCCTAGATGGAATAATTCATGAATGTGAGCAATTAGGAATACCTACATTGACACAAGAACAAATAGAAAGGATGAGATTAGTATGAATAAAGTAGTTTTAGTAGGAAGATTAACAAAAGATCCAGAAATTAGAAGCACAAGTTCTGGAATTACAACTGCTAATTTCACTGTAGCAGCAAATAGAAATTTTAAAAACAAAGATGGCAACTATGAAGCTGATTTCTTACCTTGTGTAGCATTTAGAAACACAGCCGAATTTATATCTAAATATTTTAAAAAAGGAAATATGATTTGTTTAGACGGAAGAGTTCAAACAAGAAACTATGATGCAGAAGATGGAACAAAAAGATATGTTACAGAAATAGTTGTTGAAAATGTTGAATTTGGTGGTGGAAATAATAAAAATGAAGAAAATGAATCAGAAACATCATTAGATGATATAGGAGTTCCAGATAACTACAATTCAACTTATGATGACAAAGAAATAAAAATAAAAGATTCAGATCTTCCATTTTAAATAAGACTATACTAATTCGATAGATAAAGTCCTAAAATGATTTGACATTATTCTTTCAGGGAACCCCCCTTATTATATAGGCTAGTTTCAAGGACTTTTCTAGCCTTACTTTAAAAGAGAAAAAGGAGCATTATGAAAAGATTTAAAGAATTATTGAATAAGATATCAAAAAGAATAAAAAAATCAAATTTTATTCGATTATTGAAGTCTAAATCAATAATAAAAGATTTAACTGATAAAGTAGGGGATTTGGGAAAAGATAAGCAAAAATTAATTGATGAAGTAAGAAGCTTAAATAACAAAATTGAAATATTAGAAGAACAAGCTAATAGAGTCCCAAGTATGGAACTGATTATTGAAAAAGCTGATAAATCAATTAAAGAAAAAAATGAAAAAATCAAAGAACTCGATGATAAAAGAATTGAATTAGAAACAGAATTATTCAATTCAAAACTTGAATTAGCAAAAGTAAATATTCAATTAGAAGAATATGAATTTCAAATTGCTGACTTAAAAAGTGATAGATATTTAATAAAAAAAGTAAAACCTGGAAGAACACCTAATACTAATAAAACAAAAATATCTAAACCTATGTCATCGAGAGTAACTAAATATATGAGAGGAGAACATGAATAAAAAAATTAATTATACACCTGAAGGATTTAGTTATGTAGATATTGACTATCATGATTGGATATCTTGGGGTGGATTAGGTATATGTGATTTTTGTGGAAAAGGTCCATTTAAAGAAATGAAATTGATTTATGTATTACATGATACTTATTGTGAAAATTGTTTTAAAAAATGGCTCGAAAGATGTAAAAAATACTCAAAACAGGATATAGAGTATGATTTAAACATTCAAAATGAAAATCACATTAAATGGTATGAGTATCATTTAGGAAGGAAATTTTATGAGTAAAGCAAGTTTAAAGGATTTAAATTTAACATTATTTGAACAACTAGAGAGATTAAATGATGATGAAGAAGTTCAGGGAGATAAGTTAGAAAGAGAAGTTAAAAGAACAAAAGCTATGGTCCAAGTATCTACTGCCATTATAAAGAATGCATCAACCATTTTAGAAGCAAAAAGAATGGCTGATTATATGGGTGCAACATCTGAAGATGAAATACTTCAATTAGGATATGGAAATGAAAAAGTGGACACAGGAACAAATTAGTTATTTAAAAGAAATATCACCAGGAAAATTAAACCAACAAATAGCAGATATGATTAATAAAAAATTTGGAACAAGTTATACAAAAACATCAATTCAAACTAAAAAAACAAAATTAGGAATTATTTCTAAACCTGATTGGAGAACAGTTTGGACTGATGAAGTTATACAGTTTATGATTGAAAACTATGAAGGTAGAGATAATATTGAACTTGCAGAACTCTTAAATGAAAAGTTTAATCTTAATACTAATGGTGATAGAGTTTGCAATGTTAAGTCTAATCTCATTAGAAGGAAAGGAATAAATCTAAGAACTGGAATAAACAGAGGTTGTATTCAAAAAGGTAATATTCCTATGAATAAAGGTAAAAAGTGGGATGAATATATGTCTAAAGAAGGGCAAATGAATTCCAGAAAAACATGTTTTAAAAAAGGGCAGGTTCCTATTAATCATAGAGAAGTTGGAAGTGAAAGAATTAATGTTGATGGTTATTGGGAAATAAAAGTGGCTGAACCTAATATATGGAAACTAAAACATAGAGTTATTTATGAAAAAGAACATGGAGAAATACCAAAAGGTTCAAAAATAATATTTGCTGATGGCAATAAAAATAATTTAGATCCTAGTAATCTAATAAGTGTAAGTTATGCAGAAGAATTACATTTAAATAAAAGAGGTTTAAGATTCCAGGATAAAGAATTAACTGAAACAGGATTAAATATTGTAAAGCTTGTATTAAAAGCTGGTGAAAAGAAAAGATGAAAGAATTTATTATTGATAAACTGACAGAACTTATTATTAAACAAGATGAAGAAGATAAGAAAAAAGGTATAGCATATATCAAAAAAATAGATGCATACAGAGATTTAATTAAGTTTATTAAAGAATATATGGAGGATTAAATGAAAGATAAATTATTAAAAATAATAAATCATTATGGAATAATGCCACAATTAAAATATTTTCAAAGTGAAGTGTTTGAATTAAATGAAGCAATTATAAAACATGAAAATAAAAGTGCATTACTTAAAACAATTGAATCTATGAATAAAGCCACAAATAAACAATACATGGTCCAAAGCATTGAAAATATAAAAGAAGAAGTTGCAGATATTTTAGTTATGTTAACTCAATTTATAGATTATTATGATTTAAATTTAGAAGAAATAAAAGATGTTATGAAATATAAAATCGATAGACAAATAGAAAGGATAGAAAATGACTAAATGTTTTAAAAATAGAAATTTAGATACATTTTGCTTTCATATTCCATCTCAATTATTAAGAGAATTTAGATTTTTTTGTCATTTAAATGGAGATATTCAAAGACAAATGGTTATGAATATGATAAAAGATTACATAAAAAAGACTAAATTCAGATTAAATATTGAAGATATGGAATATAGTGGAAAAAGCATAGAAAAAGTATTAGCGGAAGGAAGATACCAAAACTATCATTTTATAGTTATGAATTTGGGGACACATCCAACTGCTTATGTTGAAATACCTAGAACTCATAAATATTTTGGCAAACACTTTAATGATATTGATATTTATGTTCACGGAGGATTAACTTTTGCTAGGTCTCAATTTAGAAAAAAGAGAAACAGTTGGTTTATAGGATGGGATTATGCTCATTGCGACGATTATTATGGATTTGATGAAGAATTTCAAAGACAGTTTCCCGAATTAATAAACAGTAATGATAAAAAATGGACAACTGTAGAAATATTAAAAGATGTTATTAATGTAATAAATCAATTAGAAGAGGCGAATTATGAAAACATTAAATGAAATAAAAAAAACACCAAATCTAAAAATAGAAACTGAAATTAAAGCCGGATTAATAGGAACATATTTTGAAAGACACAGTGGAAAATGGTTAAGATTTGTATTTACATTTGATAACAACTGGGAACACTTAAGTGTTTCAATGCCAACTAGAGATCCATCTTGGGAACAAATGTGTATTATGAAAGATATATTTTGGGGTGATGAAGAAGAATGTGTTCAATTTCATCCAAAGAAGAGTCAATATGTTAATTGCCATCCACATTGTTTGCATATTTGGAAACCAACTGATGAGATTTTAATGATTCCAAAAGAATTGGGAGGTAAATAATGAATATAGAAGAAATAGATAAATGGTTAAATGAAGAATATGGTGTTTCATATACAAGATTAGAAGAATTACATGATTTCTTTTATGAAAGATATACTAATTTAAACTGCATATTAACAGAATTAGAAGAGTGGTTAAAAAAACATATTAATTCTTATGAAGAAAGAATAAAATTAGGAAAAGGTTATGAATTAACATTAGTAATGCAAACCCATCTTCAATGTGATAAAAATACATTAACTAAATTACAAAGACTAAAGGAAAAATATAAATGAAAACTTTAACAACAAAAAAATTAGAAAGACTATTAGAACACCATTTTAATAAAGCAAATGATTTTTATGTATTTGAATGTACTATTGGTTGGAATGGAAAAGAAATAGTTGATTGTATTATGTATAATTGCCAAAGACAAATTTATTGTTATGAAATAAAACAATCAGTTCAAGATTTTCATTCTAAAAACAAATTAACTTTTATAGGCAATAAAAACTATTATGTAATGCCTTATGAATTATATGAAAAAGTAAAAAATGAAATACCTTATGAAATAGGCGTATTAGTATCAATAGATAGATTAGAAGAAAAAGAAGAAACTGAAACTAATCAATATGGTGCTACTTTTAAAAAACATTGGGCTGAACCAATAAATGGCTTTAATAAATTATATACAATTAAATCTGCTAAAAGAATGGAATTAAAAGCAGATAAAGAAGTAATATTATCATCAATGTTAAGAAGTATGCAGAGAGATTTCCCTGTAAAGATAAAATATGATTTTGAAAGTGAAGTGAATTGATTATGAAAAATAATATAAATGATTTGTTAAAAATGGCATTAAATGAAATGCAATGTCATATAGTACCAGAATATAAAAGTGATAATGTATTATTAATATTCGATAATGAAGAACAAAAAGATAGATATATGAAAATAATGAAAGATAACAATCATTGTTTAATAGATAGAATACCTATAACACTTGATGAATTGTCTTATACAAACAAATTAGTTGGAATTAGATTTAAAAGGTATCAATTTATTACAGATGAAGATATTAAGAAATTAGAGGAATAATATGGAAGAATCATTATCAGATTATTGGAAAGATGTAAAACCATTTTTAAAACAACAAGCTCAAGAAAAAAGAGAGAATTGTTTTAATGACAGATTGGAATATGCTAAAAAACAATTTAAGGATAATAACATACCATATAAATTATGTAATGAAAGTATAGGACATTTTAATTTATTTAAAGACAATAAAGTTGTTATGAGTTTCTGGAGTTATACAGGCAAATGTTATATTCCTAGTAATGGATTTAGTGATAACATTGGAATTAAAAATTGCATAAGAAAATATAAAAAACTATTTGGAAAAGAGGTTTAAAAATGGAAGAAAAAATAATAAACTTGACAAAAGAACAAGCATTATCAATAGCAAAAATTGATAATGATAAAATACACTGTTTCTTAGCTGCTAGTTTTGGATTAATTGGAGCAGATCATGATATAAAAAGTTTTGTAGAAGATTTAAATAAAGCATCAAGCATTGAAGTGGGTGGTAATAATTGCAGAAGTATGAGTCATGCATTAGTTTTATGGATAGAAGATAAACCTTATTTCTTTGAACATAATGAAGAAAAACTAAAAACATTATTAAAGGAATTAGAAAAATAATGAGATATAAAGATTTAATAATCAATAATTATACTTGTAATGGACAATGTTCTAATTGTGGACAATGTTGTGGGGATATATTGCATCTTTCGAATCAAGAAATTAAAAGAATAGATGATTATCTAAAAACTCACAAGGTAGAAGAAACACCAAGATGTATTATTTATGAATATGATAACACATGTCCATTTAGAGATAATGAAAATAAAAAATGTAAGATTTATGCTGCTAGACCTGAAATATGTAGATCATATAAATGTGATAAAAGTCCAGAAGAAGCTTATAAGAATAGAGAATTAACTAATAATGGCAAGTTACCAAGAAGTATGAGAAATATATTCTTTAATGATAATAAGGGTGCTACTTGGTTATTTAATATTTGTGGTATGCCGATATTTGATAGAAATAACAGAATAATCAGTAATGAAAGGAATTAGTTATGAAATTTAAGTTAAAAGAGAATGTTAATTTTGAAATTATTAACAAAAAATCAAAAGTAAAATTTGAATTTGATTTATCAGATTATTATGATAAGGAAAATAGAATTTTCACATTTCCACAAGGATATGTTGCATGGCATTTAATGGCAGAAGTATTTAGAGAATTTCTTGAACCACTTGATTTGGTAGAAAGGATAGATGAATAGCATATGAAAATAACAATATATGAATTATTAGGTATGATAAAAGATGGTAAAGCTCCATATAAGATAAAATATTTAGATAAATATTATACTTATGTTAAAGAAGATTATGAAGATGAAGAAGAAAATCAACTATTAAGTTGGTTGTTTCAAGATTATTGTGTTGAATATGTATTAAATGCAGAAGTAAGTGTTCCTATTGTAGAATCAAAGAAAATAGAAAAATTAAATTTAAAAGTAGATACTTGGTGTAATCCAACACAATGTGATTTAGTATTAGGAAAGAAAATTGATGAAGTAGAAATACTAGATGAGCCAAAAGAAAATAAGATAGAAAAATTAGAAACATTTAATGATGTAAATTTTTATGATTGGTATTCAGTACATGAAAACAGAAAAAAAATCAATGAAATAATAGATAAAATTAACAAGGAGTAATATATGCAATTTGAAGTAGGAGATTTAATATATGTTGATAAAATAGGTTGGAGGTTAACTTCTTTTAATGGAATAGTAAAAGGAATATGGATTGATGATGTGTTTTATAAATTCCCAAAAGAATTTGAAATTAATAATTGGAAAGTAATTAAAGTTATTCCTAGAATAGATGTAATTCAAAAAGATATAAGTATATTAATTGGAGGTAAAAATGAAATATGAAGATTTAGATAATATAAGAGAATTATTAGGAAACAGATATCATTTTCATGAGGAATATGATGAAAATTTGAATTTAGTAAGATGGGTATTATTTAGGAATTATGATGATATGAGAATATTTTTAAGTCCAGATAATCAAGCAATAATGTCTAGTGAAAAAAACACTTTAAAAGAATTATATGATTATGCAAAAACACATCATGTTATTGATGAACATAGATTTATGTCAATCTTTGGAATATATTATTCAATTTTTGCACTTTTACTTACATGTATAAATATTATATTCTTAAATAATGATACACTTAGAGGATTTATTTATGGAATTGATTTAACAGTTATTCTTTATTGTAGTATTTCACATAAAATTTGGAATAAAAATTGGAAAATAAAAACATTTGAATTAAAAGAGAACTTTATTAGGAATCATAAAAATGATGAGTGAATTAGTTGAACATATTCAAAAAGCAATCAATGAATTATCTACCATTGAAGAATTATATTCAAAAATTCCAAAAATGCAAAGTGAAGTAGATAGTAAATTAAGTGATGTATCTCATTATATAGAAAATGAAAAATTAAATGCAGTACAGTGTTGTAAAGCTATAAAATTAATTAAGCAGTTAAGACAAGAAAGAAGAGATATAAATAATACTTGGGAATTGTTAAGAGTTTATAAAAATCATGAATTAAAATTAAATAATAATGATAATAGACAATTGTTATTATCTGAAATAAAAAAGAATGAAAAAAAATTAAATACATCAGTTTATAATAATCGAGTATATTCAGAATCTGATTTAATCGATTTAATTGGGTAGGAGGTATGTATGGATCATTTAACAATAGAGGGGGCAAAAAGAGAAATAGACAAATTAAATAATGAGTTAGAATTATATTTAGAAAAGAAAAATATTAACTTTCAAAGAACACAGCCAACTAGTCCTGTATTAAAAGACATAATACCAGGTAAAAGTGATTCAATACCAATATTTGATAAATATACACATTATTTAATTAAAGATGAAGAATGTGACAACAAAATATATCAATTACTAGATTCAATTAATGCATATGAAAGATTCATTATAAAAGAAACAAAAAGATTATCTGAAGTAGAACCAATAAAATTAAAAATATATTTACTAAAGCAAAAAGGAAAAACATTTGAACAAATAGGTGAATTGCTAGGTTATAGCAAAAGACAAGTGATTAGAATATATAAAGAGCTAATTAATTAAGATGTCACCCCAATGTCACCTTTTATATGTTAATATGGTATTATGGAAATAGTATCGGTGAGGTAATATTTCAATGATATAAGATTCTGGTGGAGCAAGTGCTAATCACAGATGATAGGGGCAACCACTCAAAGGGCTAATAGGAATTTTATTAGGTAAGCTGTGATAACCGAAGTATTGATTGACCTAACCCTGCCTAAGACTAATTTGCAGGAAAACTTGCTTTTATATCAACTGCTAATTAATAGCAGCACAAGACCTATAATTGAGTAGGTGGCATTGGCTCAATACTGAGTATGAAACTACCATATCACCTATGTAGTTAAGATTTTAGGCAATTTGCTAATTGACCTAGTTGTCGATGTAGCGGCGGGAACATAGAAATATGTTCTTTTTTATTGGGAGTTAATTCAATTTGGTAGAAGCCTCGATTTGGATTCGAGATGTTGTCAGTTCAAATCTAGCACTCCCAACCAATTAGGAGAAAAAATGTATAAGGTAAGAATAAAAACTAAATATAACATTATAGAATTAACAGTTGATGATGTTAACAATCCTGAAATGAAAGAAATATTTAATCAACCTTATATTGAAGAAGTTTATATCGAAACAACAGAACATTATAAGGAAAAACTGATAGAGGAAAGAGATAAAGCTTTAAGTCATGTGGTAGGTACATCTTATTACAATGAATTAGCTCATAAAAAGAATAATGAGATTAAAAAATTATTAAGAAAGGAGTGATTTATATGCTTACAGCTAAACAAGAAAAATATGTTCAGAATTTAGTTAAAGGCTTAAGCCAGAGAGAAGCATATAGAAAAGCCTATCCTAGTAGTTTGAAATGGAAAGATAATATAGTCGATAGTAAGGCTTCAAATCTTTTTAAAAATGGCAAGGTTTTGGCAAGATACAATGAATTAATAGACAAAGCTGATGATGAAGCTATAATGAGTGCTAAAGAAAGAATGATTTGGCTTACTAATGTCATTAAAGGAAGTGTAACAAATACAACATATGATAGTAATGGAAATGCTTATGATAATGAAGCATACATATCAGATAAATTAAAAGCTGTAGATGTTCTTAATAAAATGAGTGGTGAATATATTCAAGATATTAGACTATCTGGAAGCAAAGATAATCCTTTAGTAGCACAAATAAGTACAATAGATAGTGTAGCTAAACAATTACTAGATGTGAATGAAGATGATATAGATGTCGGAATTAATTCTTAGTGAGAAAGATAAAACCTTTTTAAGTGTTAAAGGTGTTTGCGAATTTCTTGAAGGTACAACAGCATCTGGGAAAACAACAATTGGAACATTTAAATGGATGTGTGTTGTAGCTAAAAGTGATAAGAAATTTCATATTATAGCAGGAGCTGATAAAGGAACAGCAGAAAAGAATATCATAAATGCTGAGTTAGGTTTGTTAGATCAATTTAAAGGTTTAACAAAATACAATGGAAATGGTACAGGAAATATATCAATACCACATATTGAATATCATACAAGTAAAGGAATAAAGATAATATATGTAGTAGGATATGATGATAAAAAAAGATGGACCAAAGTATTAGGTGGTCAAGTAGGATGTGTTCTAATAGATGAAGTAAATATAGCTGATATGGAATTTGTTAGAGAAGCATCACATAGATGTGACTATTTGATGACAACTAGCAATCCGGATGATCCTAATCTTCCTATATATAAAGAATATATAAATAGAAGTAGACCACTAAAAAAATATGTTAATGATTATCCTAGTGAGTTATTAAAAGAACTGAATGAACCATATGCAAAAAAATGGATTCATTGGTATTTTACTTTTAAAGATAATAAATCATTAACTGAAGAAGATATAGAAAAGAAAAAAAGTGTATTATCTCCTGGAACTAAAATGTATAAAAATAAAATACTAGGATTAAGAGGAAAAGCAACAGGTCTTGTATTTAACATTACACCAAAAGACATAATATCAGAATTACAGGCTAAATTTATAGATTGGGATAGTGAGAGTCCTAAAGAGTTAAGAAAGTTTATAAGATTTGTAATAGGATGTGATACATCATATTCAAGAAAATCTCATGATAAATTAACATTTGAATTTATTGGGATAACAAATAATAAAAAATGTATTTTATTAGAAGAAGAAGCTCACAACAATAAAGATAGAGATATACCATTTGCTCCCAGTGATGTAATTCCAAAGTTAGTAAACTTTGCAGAAAAATGTAAAATCAAATGGGGATTTGCAAAAGATATATTTATAGATAGTGCAGATGCTGGAACAATTGCTGAAGCACAAAAATTTAAAAGAAATACTGGATGTATATATAACTTCATAGGATCATGGAAGAAAACACCAAATTTAACAAGAGTTCAATTAACACAGTCATGGCTTAACACCAATGACTTTTTAATTGTTAACACTTGTACTGGATATCTAGGTGAATGTGATGTTTATAGTTTTACTGAAGATGGAAAATTAGAAGATGGAAATGATCACCATATTCAAGGCTGTCAATATGCATGGCTACCATATAAGAAAATTATAGGCAACTGGGAATTGATATCTAAATTTATAAAAGATGATGATTAGAGGTGAATAAGAAATGGGAGTGATTAAAAATATGATCAAAAATTGGTTAGAAATAACTGAACCAGAAGGTATGAATGTTAAAATTGATAAGTTAGCAGACTTTGAAGGTCAAGCCTTTATTAATGAAATATGGTATAGAGGTGAAGCAAATGAATTAGACCAATTATATAAACAATTAGATGATAAACTAGGAAATAAACATTTCTGGTCTAGTAGTCCTAGTAATATAACTAATATAAGAAAAATTCATACTGGACTTCCAGCAATGATTGTAGATACTTTAGCAGACATTTCTATTGATGATTTAAGTAGTATCGGAGTAGATGATAAAAGAAAACAAGAATGGGAAGAAATGGATAAAGAAATCCATTTAAAAGATTTGCTTAATGATTCTCTTAAAGATGTGTTATCAATAGGAGATGGAGCATTTAAAATATCAATTGATACAGATGTAAGTAAATATCCTATTTTAGAATTTTATCCTGGTTCAAGAGTTGATTTTGAATATAAAAGGGGTAGAATTACAGGAATAATATATAAAACTAAAAAGATAATAGATAAAAAAGAATATGTTTTAAAAGAAAAATATACAAAAGAAGGCATTACTTTTTGGTTAGAAGATAAAAATGGAAAAATATATGATGTTAAAGATTTTGAAACATTAAAGGATGAATATCAAAATGTAGAAAACAGAAATGAATTTATTATGGGTGTTCCTTTTATTATTTATAAATCTAAAAAGCATAAAGGTAGAGGTAAATCAATTTTTGATGGTAAACTAGATAACTTTGATTCATATGATGAAGTTTGGAGTCAATGGATGTTAGCTGTTAGAAAAGGACAACTAAAAGAATATATACCAGAGGCATTACTTCCAAAAGATCCTAAGACAGGTATGGTTTTAAGAAGAAATGATTTCGATGTTAGTTTTATAATGACAGAGAATGATATGAGTGAAAATGCTCAAAACAAGATTCAAACAACTCAAGGAGAAATTCAACATGAAGCTTTACTTCAATCATACATAACTGCATTAGATTTATGCTTACAAGGATTAATTAGTCCTAGCACATTAGGAATTGATGTTAAGAAATTAGATAATGCAGAAGCTCAAAGAGAAAAAGAAAAAACAACATTGTATAGAAGAAATCAAATAGTAAACAAATCAACTGATATCATTAAGACAGTTGTGGATTTATTATTTAAAGCTTATGATACAATGTATGATAAAGGAATATCTGATACTGAAGTTAAACCTACATTTGGAGGATATGCTAATCCATCATTTGAAGCTCAAGTTGAAACTGTAGGAAAAGCTGCAACTTCTAATATAATGAGTATTGATGCTCAAGTAGAAGAACTATGGGGCGATACTAAAGATGAAAAATGGAAACAAGATGAAGTAAAAAGAATAAAAGAAGAAAAGGGAATTGTTTCTATGGAAGAACCAGGAATCAATCAAGAAATAGATTTAATAGAAAATCAAGAAGTATTAGAACAGTAGGTGAATAACCTATGAATGATTACAAAATAAAAGAATTATATGAAGAGATGGAACTTGAATTAATAGCATCTATGAAAAGAAACTTAAAAAGACATCTCAATGAAGAAAAGAAAGTAGGATTTGAATTTACTCAATGGCAAGCTGAAAAGTTAAAAGAACTTAAAAGATACCAAAGAGAAAATGCTAAAATCATAGGAAGAAGAACAAAAGGATTAAATAAAAAAGTTTCAGAACATTTACAGAGAGAATTAAAAAAAGGTTCTCTAAGTGCTTTGAAACAATATAATAAACTCCATAAAGATAAATTGAATGCAAATAAACTGTTAAATAAGAGTTTTTTTCAAACAAATGATAGAAAGGTTAACAACTTAATAAAAGTTGTAAATAATGACTTAAATATAGTTAATGCAAGTGCTTTAAGAATGACAAATGATCAATACAGAGAAGTCATTCATAAAAGTGCTTTTTTTAATGCTAATGGAGTAATGACTGAAAAGCAAGCAGTTGATATGGCTAATAAAGATTTTCTTAATAGAGGTCTTAATTGTATTGAATATAAAGATGGAAGAAGAGTAAATATTGCATCATATAGTCAAATGGCTGTAAGAACTGCTAGTTTAAGAGCTCATTTAATGGGTGAAGGTGATTTTAGAAAGGAAATAGGAAATCCTCTTGTAATAGTAACTACTCATGGCACTGCTTGTAAACTGTGTACAGCTTGGCAAGGAAAAGTGTTAATAGATGATGTATATTCTGGTGGAACTCAAGATGATGGTAATTATACATTGTTATCTGAAGCAATGAAACAAGGATTTCTTCATCCAAACTGTAGACATGGCTTAGCAACATATTATCCCGAATTAGAAGGTATTAAATATGATGAAGAAGAAACAGATGAAGAGATAGATGATGCTTTAAGAGATAAATTAAATTACTATGATAGACAAGAACAAGTTAATATAAGAAAAAGTAAAGGATTTATTGATAAAGTTAATGTAAAAAATGCTAAAAAAGAAATAATGGCTTGTGAAAAGAAAAAAGATGAATTAATTTTAGAATACAATCCAAAATATGAAGATATTACAGAACAATTTATTTCTGAAATAGATAATAATAAAAAAGCAACTATAAAGGATGCAACTAGTGTAGTTAAAAATAATAAAAAATATTATGTTAATGATAAAAATATTATCGTTCATGAATTTAATGAAGTGTCAGTTGGAGAATGGATTAAATCATTTTTACACAAAGATGTAGAGTATCTTCCAAATATATCTGAAGATGACGGAATAGAATTAGGAGATTATTTGATAGAAAAGACAGAAGTATGGGAATTAAAAACTATCAAAGGAAATGGAAAGAGAACATTAGATTCAGCTATAAAGGAAAAAAGAGAGCAAGCAAATATATTCATTTTCGATATGACATATTCAAAAATGAATATTGATGAGTCTATAAGACAATCTCAAAGAATATTTGGTAATAGAGAGTGGGTTGAAAAAATAATCATAAAGAAAAATGATGACCTAATAAAAGTTTTGATTAAAAAGTAAAAAAAAGAAATTGACTACGGTTCCGAACGGAACTAAACCAATTTCTTTAGTGATTACATTATATCAAAAACAACCTAAAATGTCAAATTTACCTATAAGTAATCACTAATATTATATTCAAGATTACTAAAGCTATGCACAATAGCTTTTTTAATTGTCCTGGAATGACATAAAACTTAACCAAATATAGTTTGCCTGTATCTATAACAACAGGGTATGGATGACCTTATCCAGGAAAAGGAGAGAAAGTGAAACATAGAGTTTCAATGCCACTGTTAATTCAATTATTTGCTGATAGTGGGGAAGATGCACAAGCAAATAACACTGCAGTAAATGATGCAGAGAATGCAGAGAATACTGCAAAAGCTGATGAAGGAAAGGAAACTAAATCAGAAGAAAAGAAATATTCTGATAAAGAACTTAATGACATTAGTTTGAAAAATGAAAAAAAGGCTCTAGCAAAGCAATTAAAAGATTTAGGTATTGATGATATAGAAAAGGCTAAATCAATTCTTGCAAAGGCTAAAGCTGATGAGGAAGCTAATAAAAGTCAAGATGAAAAGACTAAAGAGCTAACTAAAAAATATGATAAAGCAAGATTAGATGCTATTAACAGTAGAATCGAAAATGCTTTATTAAAGAAAGGTGTTACTGAAGCTAGGGTTGCCAGAGCAGTAAGACTTATTGATAAGAATAATATTTTGGATAGTAATGGTGAAATTGACTTAAGCAAATTAAATGCAGAAGTTGATGACACTATTAAAGATTTCCCAGAACTAATTCCCACTAAAGAAGAAGAGAAAAAAGGCTTTAAAGTTGGTGGAGATGGTAAAGAAGAAACTAAGAATCAAAATGAATCCTTATCAAGTATTTTTGGCAATAAAAAATAATCAAAAAGAAAGAAGGTAATAAAAATGGCAGTATATAGTTATGCCGAAAAGTTCGAAAAAGAACTTCAACAAAAATATGCTAGAGAGTTGACTTCTGACTCTTTAACTAAATCTCACCCAGAAGTAAAATTTATTAATGCCCAAACAATCAAATTACCAAAAATGAGTGTTAGCGGGTATAAAGATCATAATAGACAAGGAACAGGATTCAATGCTGGTACTATTGCTAATGAATGGGAACCAAAGAAATTAGAACATGATAGAGACATCGAATTTGCTATTGATCCAATGGATATTGATGAAACTAATCTTACATTAGAAGTTGGTAATATTCAAAACACATTTGAAGAAGAACAAGCAATTCCAGAGAAAGATAGTTATAGATATTCAAAACTTTATGCTCAAGCATTAGCATATGCATCAAATGGTGCTCATGTTGACAATACTGTATTAACAGCTAGTAATATTTTAGATTGGTTTGATGATAGAATGGCTGAAATGGATGATGCTGGTGTTCCACAAGAAGGAAGAGAGTTAAGAGGAACTTCTGCTATGTTAAAACTTTTAAAGAAAGCTGATGGAATCCATAGAACTATTAATAATGGTGATGGAAATGTTGATAGAAGAGTACATAGTTTAGATGATGTTAAATTAATATCTGTACCATCTGCAAGATTTAAAACTGCATATGATTTTACAGATGGATGTGTTCCAGCAGAAACTGCTAAACAAATTAATTTAATGCTATGTCATCCATCATGTCAAATTACTAGAGACAAATATTCTTATATTAAGTTATTTACTCCAGGAACTGATTCAAGAACTGCTGATAAATATATTTATCAAAATAGATGCTATGGTGATTCATTCTTAATTCAAAATAAAGCAAAAGGTATTGCATTTAATGTTGCTGCTTAATAGAAAGGAGAAATTAAAATGTTTGCACAAAAAGAAAACCGTGTATACAGAGTAACTGAAGAAACAAAAAAGGATTATCTAAAAAGAGGTTTTGATATCTACAATGAAGATGGAGAACTTGTTGAAGCTAATCCAAATAAAACAATTTCATATGCTCAATATATGAAAGAAGTTTCTGAATTAAAAGCAGAAATTGAAGAACTTAAGAAAGCATCAAAAGAAGGTGCTAAAGGTAAAAAGGATTCAACAAAAGAAACTGAACCAGCAACACCAGAAGAAGGTGCTAAAAATGGCAAAGTTCAAGAATAAAAAAACTGGCAAAGTTGTGGTTGAAAGCTTAATGTTTTATATTGAAAAATTAAGAAATAATCCTAACTTTGAAGAAGTAAAAGAAAAGAAACCTAAAGAAGAGGTTAAAAATAAAGAAGTAAAGGAGTGATAATATGACTCTTTACATTGATGCTAATTATTACACCGAGACATATCATGGCACAAAATTAAGTGGTGATGATATAGAAAAGTATCTAAAATTAGCACAAGAAAAAGTTGATAGTATAACATTTAATAGAATAGTAAAAATAGGATTTAATAATTTAACTGATTTTCAAAAAGAAAACATAGCTGAAGCAATATGTGTTCAAGCTGAATATATCAATGAGCATGGAACAGATGATGATCAAGAATCAATTTCATCTTATAGTGTTTTAGATATATCAGTATCAGTTGATGGTAATAATATGTCAAAAGCACATAAATTACATATGAGTGATAGAGCATATTCTTTAGTTCATAAAACTGGATTGGACTGTCCAATAATATAATGGCAAATTATATAAAAAAACTTCCATTTCCTGATTGGCTTTTAAAAACTGATTACAGTATAAATTTAAAAGCTGAAGGAATATCAGAAGAAGGAGAACCAATCTCTAGTTTTGAAGGTACAGGTAAATGTATTTTTAGTGAACATTCTAAAAGAATTATAGATTCTAATGGTAAGCAGATAACTTTAGTTGGAAAAGCTGTTATGAAAGGTGATTTAGCTCCATCATTAAAAACAATTAGTGATGGAGAAATCACTATAAATAATAGAACTTATGAAATCTATAGTGGTGCTAGACCAAGAAATCCTGATGGAACAATTCATAGTACTCAATTAGAGTTGATGTAATGAAAGCAAGAGTTAAACTCGATTATAAAAAATTAGGTCAGATTAAAGCTGAT